CCGTCAGGCGAAGAGAATTTCTTGATGTATATAAAGAATGCCTCACCTGACTACGCAGCAGAAGGATGTCTCCAAGCGCGGCAAGGCGCTCAAGTTTTGCTATAAGAAACTCGGCCTCGAGGGTTTCGTGCCCGCCACCAAGGGGTCCATCCTCGATGCATGCATCGAGGCGAAGCTGTCCAAAAAAAAGTGAGATGTGAACGCGTGAACAACAAAATGAAGAACGGGTCAAAAATGAAGTTCACCATCGACACCGAAAAGCCGGACGGCTGGCACGATGACTTTTGCAGCGGTTGCAAATCGTCATCTGTCAAAGTTCAGTGCAGTGCTGTGGATTGCTACGCAAGTTTTTGTTCTGGTTGTCAGAAAAAATGCGTCACGGAACTGTACGGGCATTTTTTCATCTGTAACATGTGTGCAAAAGGAACTCAGGGGTTTGGAGACGATTTTTTGAAAAACGAAAAAAATACAACCTATACGAAACAATGCGTTCGAAATGACTTTTGTTCAGTCATTTCGAACTCAATGAATATACTTATGCTTGATTGCGGCGAAACGTCTGAGTGTATATTCGACAACTTCAGGCCGCGTGGAGTATGGGTCCCAAATCCAAGTGCCGAAATTACTGAAAAACTTCGAAACATGGGTGTTTTTGGGTTTCAGCAGCGTCTCGGGTATTTTTTGACACAACAGTACACCGTGTATGATGCAGCCTGGTTCGATTATTGTTCTACATATGATGGGAGTAATACAGGCGGGTTCTACCCGCGTCACGATCTTCGAAAAATGTGGGAATACGGATTCAACAGAGAATCCAAGAATGTTCACCTCGCGGTTACATTTTGTAAACGAGGGTGTTCGACATCAATGGATGGCGTGATCCAGGAGCAGATTGAAACTGCGAAATTGAATGGCTGGAAAGCAAAGGTGAAGCACATCATAGAGTACGGACAGATGTACTATGTTCGGTTCGAGGCGAAAATAATTTGTTGACACATAGAAATGCCCAACTACGTCCCGACCAAGTTCTACGCGTCCGCAGGCAAGCGCCTGTTCAAGTCCAAGAAGACCGGTAAGCTGTTCGTGCGTCGCGCCGACGGCGGCCGCAGCTACCGCTCCAGCGGTATCCAGGTGAGCCACATGGACACCAGCCACGGCAAGCGCGTCGTGCGCAAGCACCACGGCTCCGTGCCATACGGCATGAAGCCCGTCGCCAAGTACGTGTCCCCGATGCGCTCAGGCTACAGTTCGATGATGTCCATGTTCGGCCCTCGCCGTTAAGGTCAAGTCGTAGACTTGCCCGCCGGTCACTTGTGCCTCCAGCACCGTTCATTCGCGTGAACCGCTATACCACACGGCTTTCCGCTCTTACACGGAGCACCGCATTGATCAAGTTTAATACCATCAAACATTCGATGAACCTTCTCTGGATCGATCTCAACATTCATCCCGAGAGCGTCAGCGGCTCTCTGCCAAACAGCTGGGTCGTTCATTTACTTCAGATGAACGCAAAACCCTTAATAGCGTCGCCGTCCGTCACGTCGCACTTTGAATCCACGGACAAGTCGCTTCGCGACTTGGACTCCATGCCAGTCCGTTTACGGATGACAACCTGGTGTGCGCGCACGATAAGTCCGTACACATCCTGGAAAAAATAAACACCCGAAACCTCGATGATACAGCTCAGAACGTCCCCCTTGAGGGTCCCTTCTTCGATGGCAGGAAACACACTCTTCTTCTGCTCATCAAAGAATTGCGTCAGCGGGTCCACCTTGATACGGAGTCCGTTGTCTTTTACGTTTGAACGGAACGGAGTAGATCCAGAGGCAATCTCCTCGAGCGTCTCTGTCCACCACGTGCAAAACTCTGGTGGCATTTCGAGCGTCATGGATTTGAAATCCGAAATGCCGTTGTACATGACGCGTCCCGTGGGAATCTGGAACCGAAGCGGTGTTCCATCAGCCTGTGTCACTTTCGTCCCCCCTCCGCGCTTTCCAGCAAAAACGAGCGTCGACGTATCCACGTCAGACCACTTCATATATCATATTGTTCTTTACCTTCTAAGCCACCTTTTGAATAACATAGAGAAATTCCTCGGTCGTCTTGACGGCGTCGCGCGTGTGTTCGTCACCACGAACGTTATACCTCGAGTGGTTCTGGATGTGAATGTCAACTTGGTACGGTTCCATGATTTTATTCATCTCTTCTGGTTTCACGATCGATTCGTTCGAATAACTCAAAATTATAACTTTGCTCTTTTGCGTGCACAACTGAAGGAGCTTGCTGAACACAGCAACCACCTTGTTCTTCATGCAAAACTCTGACGCGTTCCGTAGTTTCGGATCCGTCGCACCGGCCGTGTCCGTCACGACCGCCGGCATCTCATTCGTCGCGATGATGTTCAACAGAAAATACAGGTATGAATACTGACGATGGTTGTATGGCGGATCCAGGTAGATGACGTCCAGGTAGTTGTCAGGGAACGTCTCGAGACAACGGAACACGTCGAGGTTATACGCGTACCCTCGGTAATCGTGCGACGAAAATATCGGCGCCTCGGGTTTAATTAGACCCGTGATTCTCGAGAGGGACGATCCAAACTCACCGCCCCACGCACCACGGCCCTCACGATTCTTATGAAACGCCTGAAATTGACCGCTCGTGTTTGTGTGGACGGACGCCTTGATCAGGAGCGGTGCCAACAGGTACGGCTGGAGGTGTTCGGGTTGTTCGGAGATGAATTTACGCATCGTATCGATACGCAGTGCATTTTCACGCGTGAAGAAACACCGCTCACCCATCTGAATGTCGTTCGAATCCTTGGGCGCGTAGTGTTGACACACTATCCCCTCCTCTGTGAAATCGAGGGCGTTCATAGCCGCCAAGAGTTCCCGAATCTTTTCCTGGTCTTCCGGAGACGGCTTTTCGATGAAACACCGAGCCTGTGCGTACGAGTACGGTTCCCAATCGTTCGCGTGAACCTCTTTCGAAAAAGGGACTAGGGCCCTCGCGACGACGCCGCTCCCCGAAAAGGCGTCGAGCACTTTCAGGTCAGTCCCGATTTTGGAAACAATGTCCGTTATCGACTTGAGGAGCTTGCGTTTATTCCCTAGGTAGGTTAGCATAGGCTGAGTCTCGAATTCCATACCATAAATAAAAATGTACGTTTTAGGTAAATGCCAACCACGTTTAGGGCGGCGCACCAAGCGAACATGCAGGAAAGGATAAAATCTCTCTCTTTATGAATGGTGAAGCGTCAGACCCAATATCTCACGGCGATGGCTCAACCCATATACTCTGAACTCGGTCAGTTTTATACTCACCACAGTAATGGTTGGCGCAGACTTTCCAATGATTGGCTCGCTTTCACGTGGTCGCAGCCGAATAATTTGAATTATCAAGGCACCGTAGGCAATATAAAGAGACGGCGTAACCGCGCCGCCCGAACCATCCAGCGTATCGAACGCGGTCGTGCTAACCGGAAGCGCACCGCATTTGCACGAACTCCGTTCGGACGTCTCCCAAACAATCTGGTCCGGAAAATTTTCGGACGGAAGTGATTACCCCGAGCACATGAGACACCCCTCCGGATTCGCCAGTGAACACGCCAGTTTCTCCTCCTCGGTCGGGGCCGACGACACAGGCAAATTTGCCTGGGGAGAAATCGTCACCTGCTGCGGCTTCGCCTTGGCCCGCGTACGCAAATAGTACATCCCGGTCTTGAGACCCTTTTTCCACCCGTAGAAGTGCATCGACGACAGCTTTGCTACGGATGGATTCTCCATGAAAATGTTCAGCGACTGTGACTGGTCGATGTACGCCCCGCGGTCCGCCGCCATATCGATGATACTCTTCTGCGGAATCTCCCATACGGTCCGGTAGATGTGCTTGAGGTTCAACGGGATGTCCAGTTGTTGGACAGACCCACCGGCTCGGATAATCTCATTCTTAATCTGCGGGTTCCACTTGCCAATCTTCTGCAGGTCGCGAACCAGGTGCTTGTTCACCATGACAAACTCACCGGCCAGGGTCCGCCTCAAATAGATGTTGGTCGTGTACGGCTCGAACGCCTCGTTGTTCCCCATAATCTGGGCGGTCGACGCGGTCGGCATCGGTGCGATGAGCAACGAGTTTCGCAGACCGTACTTCATAATGCTGTGTACAATTTCATCACAATCTTCATTGTTGTTGTCCCAAAGGTCAAACTGGAGGATACCTTTCGACGCGGGTGAACCCTCGAAGGTTTCATAGGGTCCCTCTTCATCTGCCATTTTACACGACTCCCAGAGAGCCGCAAAGTAAATTTTCTTGAAGATGAGCTTGTTCAACTCCCGAGCCTTGGGTTCGTCGAACGACAGACCGAGCATCTGGAACACGTCCGCGAGACCCTGTACCCCGATACCGATGGGACGGTGACGCATGTTCGATTTGCGTGCCGCCTCTGTCGGGTAGTAATTCTTGTCGATGACCCTGTTCAGGTTACGCGTGATGACTCGGGTCACCTCTTGGAGGTTGAAAAAATCGAAGGAGCGTCCAGTTCCATCGGAGCCGTCCTTCACGAAAGCCGGGAGACACAGCGACGCCAGGTTACATACCGCCGTCTCGTCCGGACCACTGACCTCGACAATTTCAGTGCACAAATTGCTCGACTTGATCGTCCCGATGTTCGCCTGGTTCGACTTTCTATTCACCGAATCCTTGTAGCACATATACGGCGTCCCAGTTTCAATCTGCGACTTGAGCATCGCGTCCCATATGGTACGCGCCTTGACAACCTTCTTGTACCGGCCCTGAGCCACATATGTCCGGTACAACTCGTTAAACTCCTCGCCGTACACGTCAGGCAGACCAGGGCACTCGTGAGGACACATCAGGTGCCACTCCTCGTCCTTCTCCACCTTTTCCATGAAGAGGTCCGGGATCCACATACCCGTGAACAGATCGCGACAACGCATCTCCTCATCGCCCTGATTCAGGCGAAGCTCGAGAAACTCCATAATGTCCGCGTGCCACGGCTCGAGGTAAATGGCAAAGGACCCCTTGCGTTTGCCACCACCCTGGTTGACGTACCGGGCCGTGTTGTTGAACACACGAAGCATAGGCACGATACCGTCGGCGACGCCGTTCGTACCCTTGATACGCGTCCCGTTCGCACGGATGTTCGAACAGTGGATACCGATACCACCCGACCACTTGGAGATGTGGGCACACTCCTTGAGCGTCTCGTAAATACCGTCGATGGAATCATCCTTCATCGCCACCAGGAAACACGACGACATCTGCGGGCGAACCGTACCGGCGTTGAAGAGGGTCGGGGTCGCGTGTGTAAAGCGCTTGAGGGACATGTGGTTATAGGTCTCCTTGACGCGCGGCAGGTCGTCGCCATGGATACCGACCGCGACACGCATGAAGAGGTACTGGGGCGTCTCGCCCACGTTCAGATAGCCCTTCTGGAGCGTCTTGATTCCAAAGTATCCAAAATCATAGTCGCGGTTTGGCTGAATCACGCCGTCCAGTTCTAGGGCTACGCATTTCATAAACGCATCAGACACCACCCCCTTGGTGTGTAGAGCGACCATTGCGTCGCTAAAAGTCTTTGGGCAATTCTTCTGTAAATTAGAGACGGTCACACGCATAGCGAGGGTCTCGTAGTCAGGGTGCTCTGTGATCATCGCCACAGCCACCTCGGCCGTCAGGTTGTCAATTTCCGATGTGGAAATGCCGTCGTACATGCTCTGGAAAACCTTCTGGGCCACCTTGTCCGGCTGGACGTTCAGGGGCTCAAACTCCGGAGCCTGATTTAGTTTTGAAATTCGTTTTGTCACCTTATCGAAGAGCATCTCGACCACATCTCCCGACCTCTTGACGACCTTCATTGTGTAATAAGCGTCGGCTTTTTTTATCCCCGTATAAATCAAATGAGCACCCGTCTGCTCCCCACGCCTCTCACGGATGCCTTCTTTTCCGAATTCAACCGTGAGCAGATTCACAGTGCGATCATAGACTCCGTCCAGGCCAAAACCGGTGTGAAGATCGAGCGCCAGAACGACGCCGACCTGCAGGCACTCATGAAGCGCGTCTACACGAACATGGCCCGTGACCCGTATAGCGACGTGAGAGGTCAGGTGGCGGCCATGAACGCCCAAGTCGCCAAGGAGGCGACAGCCACCGTTTCGACGGGCGTCCTCCAGCAGCTCGTGTACCTGCGCGACATCTCCTCGAACCCGGTGCCCCTCGCTGCACCAGTCAGCACGAGCACATATGGAAATAAAATGCCATACAACAGCAAGATTGCATTCTAAATGAGAGCCCTTGACGACATCTTGATAGGCTTTTTCATTTTCTTCGCCATCGACCGGGCGATCCGCCTATTCAGTAACGCGGTCGTCGAGCCATGGGCCCAGAAACGGTCACGTGATCAGAACCTGGTTGAAAACTGGAAGATGGGTGCCGAGCTGACTATGCTTTTGTTTGCTCTGCTTATCGTGTTTAAACTGCGCCGCTTCATAGGCCGGCTCAACAAAGCTTAGAGAGGTGGCGTGTTTTATTCTTAATGAATAAGTTTCGCGATGAAACTGCCGAGATGTGTAAAATGAAGGGATGGGACAAAGCCCCAGTAAGTATCGTATGGATGCTCCTAAACGAAGAGATGGGTGAATTGGCTTCTAGTATCCGCCAGAACCAAAGGATATACAAGAAAACGGGCCTCAAAAAGGATCGAGGGACCGACGTCATGATGGAAATGGGTGACGTGTTCAGTTACCTCTTCCAGTTGGCCCATATGTTGAACGTTGACATGGACACTATGTGGGAACTTCACCGTCAGAAGGTCCAGACGAAGGTATACGCAGGAACTAAAAATAATGTAAGCGTATGTTAAGATGGCTACGGCCGCTATGGCATGTGATGACCTGAGCATCAACCGCTTCAACCCATACACGTGGTCCGGAACCTTCGGTGTTTACTCCGATGGGTTCCCGAGCATGATTACCAATGACGGATCGTACACGACGGAAATTAGCGAGGAACCGACCGTCTACACCGACTCTCTCACGGGGGGCAACGACCCAAACATGAACCTGTCTGGTCCCATGTACTTAAAGACGGCTGACTCGAGCCCCGCACCTTTCCGTGGTTTCCCAGCACGCAAGAACGAGTTTCCAGACGGTACAGTTTCGTGGATGCGTCCAGGGCAGCCATGGAGCTGGATGGGTGGCCACCGTGCCAGTGACGACACGTGGACGGCGGGAGTCACTCTAGGGCAGGACTTGCTCATTTGGCTCGCGCTTATTGCATTGGTCGTGTATCTGTTTTCACGCATCAAAAAGTAGAAACCTTTGGGGCCACCACTTTGACTAATTTCTTTGATAAATTCTCTTTTTCAATTTTAGACCGTTCATCCAGCTTGGGGCACATATGAACCTCGAGCTGAATGCACTTGGCACAAAAGTCCCCCGCGCACTCACGGCACTTGAGGAACCGGTTCTTGTGACTGCACGTCATCTTCTATTTCACAAGCAAATTCATTCTTAAACTGCGTCGGTGGCTCGTCCACCAGTTCACACAGCCCATGTTCCCGTCCTTTGACTATACGGTCCCATGCCGCCTTCATGGCTGGAAGATGTTTGGCGAACCACGCCCTGTCGCGTTTGACGCGGACGACCACGTACTCTTCCGGGGATCGAGGAACGCCGTCCTCGATCTGGGCCGGTCGGTACTGGATAAAATCACACTCTTCCAGGTCCGTAATTTCTAGTTGGAGTTGTACTTGGGGTAAGTAGTGCTTGGGCACCTTTGCCTCTATCTTGCGTGTCAGTGGGCACTTTATCTCGATCAAGAGCCCATCTTCCGTGACGCCATCAGGTGAAGCCCCGAGCCAAGGATAGTCGCGATGCTGGACGAGACCAATTTCGTGCGACTTGCGACCGGTGCGCTGATCATAGAGGTCGCGAACCAGAGGCTCGAGTAGAGTACCGTGTGCAGTTGCAGCGTTTCCGGCCCACTTGGTCTTGAGCACCTTTTTCTTCACAAACGCGTCGGGAGACTCGTAGCGACTCTCACCGATTGCACTTGCCACGTCACTTGCCGTGATCATTTGGTCACGGAGCGCTAACCATTCTTCAGATCTTTGTTCTGCATATTCAGCCGCAAGGAGCTCCTTGGCCCTCGCCACCACGTCCCTCGCGTTTTGGGGGTCCTCCATTCTTACTCTTGAATCGAGGATCCGTCTTAAGTACAATTTCGGCGGCGTTTTGTTCCGCCTGTTTCTTTGTAAGTGCGAAACCCGCCCCACATTCCATACCGTCAACTATGACTGTTATGAAAAACTGTCCATTCGCTTGGCCATCGACACGATACTCGGGCAAGGGATACTTGAGAGCCTGGCACCAACGCATCAACTGGTCCTTGTAGTTGTCATCCACGAGAGACGTCTCCACCTTTGTGAAAGAATCCAAAACAAATTGTTTGGCGTGAACCATTCCAAGATCCAAATAGATGGCTCCGACCAGCGCCTCGAAGACATCCTCCATGATGTGCTCGTTGGTGTTCCATCCGTTGCGCTCACCCTTTTCATCCATGAGGATCAATTTTTCAAGGCCTAAAATCTTGGAAATTTCACACAATGTCTTGCCCCTGACCATCTTGGTACGCGCTTTGGTCAAAAAGCCTTCCTGATGTTTTTCGTATTGATCAAATAGATGCTTGGTAATTACAAATCCGAGCACAGAATCGCCCATGAATTCAAGAGTTTCGTACGAACCAGTCAGACCGGAATAGCGCTTCAGGGCTGACTTGTGCGTGAAAGCTCTACGATACAAATTTAGATCCTTAATTTTTGTCCCAACAAGGGCGTTCATGTCTTCACGTGAAAGCTCTGGTGGGGAGGAGACCTCCATTTTGTTTTGTATTACATTACACTCATACTTTTAAGCCAGTTGAGACCAAGTCCGAACGGACTTGTGATCAAGCAGAAGCCTTCGCAACCTTTGGGCGGACCTTCTTCTCCTTTGTGGGGGGCGCATCACCCTCTACTGGCTCGGCCTCGGGCTTCTTCTCACGAGGCTTCTTCTCCGTCACCTCCTTGATGTAGTGGGGGTTGATGAACTTCTGGATGTTCAGGAAGGTCACCTGGGTGCCCGCCGGTGGCTGCAGCAGGTCCTGCAGGGTCGCATCCAGGGAGATGTTCTGGCCCGCCTTCAGGCCCTTCTCGGTCACATAGGTGTTGATACGGGCGGTAACCTGGGAGCGAGAGATCTTCTCATCCGCCGCCAGACCCAGGAAGGTGCGCAGCTTGTCGGTCACGTTCAGGGGCTTGTTGAAGCCATTGTTCTGGGAACGAGCAGCCTGCTTCTCACCGGTGGGGTCCTCAAAGTGCTGACGGATCTTGCGCACATCCTTGCGCAGCGCCTTCAGCTCCTTGGCAAGCAGCTCGAGGGTGACTGGGGTAGTGGTGGCCATTTCTACTCTACACACGAGGGTCACCTTTAAGCCAGGGAGGCGATGGCCAAAAACACGATAACCAACATCAAAAGCGGGATTATCATTCGCTCCCATACCGTCTGGTACCGCACGTCAGGCTCCACATATATCGTCTCCTCCTTATTCCTGGTTGGCTCGTCACTCGTGGCGAGGTTGACCCCGAACCCAGGAGGAAGGGCCGTTCCGGTTGACGCTCGAAATTCATTTTGAAATTGAAGAACACCTGGCAGGTTCCGGTTGATGGTACACTTTGGCACACAGCACCCTTCATCACAAGGAGACACCAGGCCGTTCTGACGGTTTATATAAGCGCACACCTGGGACCCAGGGTCAATGGGGTTGGACAGGCACTGGCACCCTTTCGTGATAAGGTCGGAACTACACGTAGTCATCTACTGTTAAAGAAGAAATTAGTTTATGGTATAATGGAGTACGCAACACCCCAGAAGCTTCCAGATGGCCGCTACTTTCTGAAGATTTCTGGTGCCCGCCATCAGGTCAATGGTATGGTTCTACAGGACTCGCTGGCGACCAAGTCTGTGAATTTCAAGACTGATTCCAATCTTTTCTCCGTAATTGATGAGCAGATCTTGGCCCAGGCCAAGTTGTCAAAGCAGGAGTGGTTCGGCAAGGAGCTGAGCGATGAGACCATCCAGAACGCATGGCAGGAGAGCGTGACTGACGGTGTGCTCGGGGCGTCCCTTACCACAGTGAAGGGTCAGGTGGTCACTCTTGCATTCGATACCCGCAAGAATCCAGTCGGGCTTCAGGATATCCAGCCCGAGACGTCGTGTGATGTGGTGCTCGAGCTGTCCGGTCTGTGGTTCCTGAAAAAGTCGTTCGGACCCATCTGGCGTATTCTTCAGGTGCGCGTCCGGGCGGGGCCCAAGACCCCTGAGCTTCCCAAGGAGTATCTTTTCTCGGACGAGCCCGCCGAGCAGGAGGATGATGATCCGGCCGACTACTTGGACTAAAGTCCGGGTCCCCCACCCAAGCCCTTCGGGCTTGACCTTCTGTCTCCAGCCCAAAAAAATTATCGGTAACTATTAATAATATGGATCGCAAGGGACTGGCAATTTTGCTCCTGGCCGTAGTCATTCTTTTCCTGCTGTTCGCCCCCAAGTCCAGCGGCTTTCACCCAGCAAAGAACGGTGGCATCATCGGTGCTGGCCCGCTCGGTGGTTCGCCAGCCGCCGCTGTTCCCGCCACCGCATATGGTGGTGACGTGTCGTCCGCCAGCCTGATCCCCCGTGAGGTGGTTCAGACGGAGGACTTTGGCCAGTTCAGCCCAGACAAGATTCTGTCGGGCCAGAACTACCTGGACCCACGCAGCCAGATTGGCTACCCCGAGACGGTCGGCGGAGTTCTGCGCAACGCCAACCAGCAGTTCCGCTCCGAGCCAATCAACCCCCGCACCCCAGTCAGCATCTTCAACCTCAGCACGATTCCCCCAGACACCATGCGCCCCAAGTTTGAGATAAGCCCGGAATACGCTTGAAGTCGCGAAGCGACTTGTGTACTCAGTTCCGCCCTAGTTTTTTAAAATTTGCGTCACGCTACGCTTAAATAAGTGCTTCGCACTTATTATAAATGGACTTTAAAGCAGCCATGACCGAGTGGGTCGCCCTAAAGGCCCAGTTGGCCGCAGCTCGCAAAGATCTCAGCGTCCTCAACGGGCGCGAGAAGGATCTTCGCAAGCTAGTGACATCTACGATGAAAGAGCGCGAGATTGATACCGTCAAGATTCAGGACAAGGTCAAGGTAAATTTCAAAATAAAAAAGACTAAAGGCTCTATCACGAAAGAAGTTATTCAAAAAGGTCTGAATAATTTTTTTAATGGGAACGAAGCTCAGGTTGAGGGTGCGTGGAATGCAATTCAGGACGCGGCTCCCACCAAAGAAACGCCATCGGTTTCTATCACAGGACTCAAAGAATTGATGTGATATTTCCAGATAAATCCACCAGATGTCACAGTTTTACCAGAGCAGCATCTACATATAGCCGTGCTAGTAACACCGGTGCATTCTGCGGCATCTTTTAAACTCTCGAAAGTTTCTATATATGAACCATCCAATGAAAATTTGGATACAGTCTTGGAATGTTTTAACGCTATTTTATCTATAACATCCTTCGGTCTATTTTTTCCTGTAAGAGGGTTAACATATGGTTTAACTTCTATATTATTTGTATCCCCTGTATGAAATTTCCATATAAATTTATATGCTGTTTTCACCTTATTATTACAACATTTACTTATAGCTGTGTAGTCTACGTTCATACTTTTTGCCGCATCTTTCATGCTATCAAAAGTCTCAATAAATTTTCCATCTAGTGAAAATTTATCTATTTTTTGTTTATTAGAATCGGCTATTTTTTGGATAGTTTCCGGTGACAATTTTTTACCTTTTGAACCCTTTGATATAGCATCTTTGTGTTCTTGAGTAAGTTTAGTGTCTTTTTTAGTTTCACTTATCTTTTGTTTAGTTTCACTCGAAACCACGCGATTCATGTTAGCTTTACTAATCCTTTGTCGTGTTTCCGGATGACAGGCGTGATTGTCCTGCCCCCCCGTTTGAAGATTATACCCATTAGGAGCAAGTGTATTTCTTTGTTTTATTTCTAAAATTTCAATATCATTAAGCCTTTCATTTGGTACTTCTTCATGCAAAACCTCGAATGAGAAATTTTCTATACCGTATCTTTTGAAAGCATGTTTCAAAATTCCATGGGGGTTATTCCTCTCGGCTGACCATCTTTTTTTGACATTTTTATATATAGTCTGACCAATATAACATTTATTATTTTTCTTGTTTCGTATCATGTAGATCCATCCCATGCTTTTTCATATCCTGAGAAAAAATCCACCCCTCCTCGAGGCTTAGAGTCTTGGATCACTTATAATTCAAGAACAAAATGGGTATCAACGATGAGTACTCACGCGACGCGTACAATTACGACCTCGCATACGACTCTGATGGGTCGGACGAGTTCGATCCCGAACTCCATCCAGAAGACTGGCAGGACATGTACTCCCAGGAACTCCTCGATGGTTGGATGAAGATCCGTGAATACGCCGAGTCCAAGTATATGAATTTGACTGCAAAATTCCCGGACTTTTGCGATCTCGTACTTGGGCGCGTTCAGTGGTTCCAGGCGCAGGAGTCGGCCAAGTCCCACCTGGACATCTGGAACCTCATCGGCAACCTCCCGGTAATCTCAGAACGTGTTCAGGCTGAGAACTTTTTCGGATGGGCCGAAAAATATGTTGCGTATTTGTAAAGATGTTCGACGTTACCGGTCCCAAGGTTCTCCTGCCAGCTGTGCTGTTCGCCGTGCTGAGCCCAGGCATGCTGCTGGCCCTGCCATCCGGCGCCGGTCTGCTGGTCCAGGCCGTGTTCCACGCGCTGGTCCTGTCCCTGGTCTACTGGGCGATCGCCAAGTTTGTGCTGAAGATCAGCCTGACCACGGCCGACCTGTTTGTGCCAGCGGTGCTGTTCGTGCTGCTGACCCCAGGTCTGCTGCTGACGATCCCACCCAAGAACGCCGGTCTGTTCATGTCCGGCCAGTCCTCGGCGGCTGCCGTGGGTGCCCACACCCTGGTGTTCGCTCTGCTGTTCGCCTTCCTGCGCGGCCAGTACCCCCAGTATTATTAAATTAAAATCATAGGATGGTCCGGTGTCTCGCCATTGGACCAGGAGCGATGGGCTTCTTCCTTTATTTAGGTATTCTATCAAAACTAAAACAAGAAGGCCGACTTGATGATCTCGAGGAAATCTCGGGGGCGTCGGCCGGTGGCCTTCTCGGCTTCCTGTTTCTCGCGACGAAAGGGGACATCCCCAAGGTTCTCGACTACGCTCTCGCCGTACCCGTGAAACAGCTTATGAAACCAAATTTGAAAAATTTCATGAAGAATTATGGACTCGTATCTCCGACCAAAATTCGCAAAATTCTCTCCGACGCGTGTACCAAATTCTTAGGAAAACCTGACGTCACGTTTGAAGAATTGTACGCGTGGCACCCCATCAAGTTCCACGTGTCCGCTTACTGCGTGGACTTGATGAAGACGGACTATTTTTCTGTGAATTCCACTCCTAAATTGAGTGTGCTTGACGCCGTCAGTGCGACCATAGCAATTCCTTTTCTATTTTCAACTGTAAAAATAGGAGAGTGGACATATATCGATGGCGGTGCTGCCGAGACCACGCCCTCTGGTCCCTTTTTGGGGCGGCACGACGTCCTCGCCATGAAGCTCGGGTGGTCCCGCCCGGCCCCCGTCACGGATCTCAAGTCTTACGCCACAGGGATTCTCTATTCTACAATGAAATTGAGAGCCGTGTATGAGCTCCCGACCCTTGACCTAGATCTGGGGGACCAGGACGTGTTTGACTTTGGTGCGTCAAATGACGGGAAGCTTCGGATGTTTATGAAGGGCCACTCCATTAATTTTTCTTGATAAAGGGTAAATGAAGTCGGCCCTGCGTTCCAGCCATGTTCGCCGCGTCACTCGCCGCGTTGTTCGCGTGACCCGCCGTGACGGCACCCGGTACTCTTACGTCCGCAAGGCGGGTGTGAGCCGCGTGGCGGCCGTTCCCGCCAAGGACGTTGGTGCGGCCGGCAAGAGCACCAAGGTTATCGGTAAGCTCAAGGGCGGTATGCTGACCAAGTACGGCTACCACCCAGTCGAGGCGAAGACCAACCGCCACAAGGCACTGAGCAAGGGCATCAGCAAGGGTGAGAAGCCCCTGTCGGTCATGCGCCGCCTGATCGCCATCAGCACCCTGACCAAGCGGACCCTGCCCCGTGCGTCCCGCAT